GGGGGGGGTCAGTTCACTTATCTCTGGCCTCGGAATTGGAGGTAGATAGTCAAGGTCCCGAAGATCCTGCTGTTGACACTAGCATCTCCTCCAGACGGGGTATTCGGGACTAGATAGGGACCGTACATGTAGAGCGACCCGGTGACCCCACCTGGGTTCAGGTCGTACTCGCTCGTATTAGCCCAGTTGAAGGGCATCCAGCGACTGCACTCCCAGACACGGGCCCATTGGGCGTTCTGGACGCTGGAAGGGCCCTGACAGGCCACTAGGGTATACGGCTTGAAGCCGATCGATAGTTTCCTGGTTATCTTGTTGGGATAGATGACCTTCTGCCATCTGGTCTGGCGTAGAGCCGACTCTTCGGCGGGAGGGACGAACTTCTCCGTCTGATTGTCCCCTAGACCAGTAGGACCCATGTTACGGGCGAAGGGGCGACTGGGAGCAACGAGATAGTTGTCGACTTCACCTCCTTCGCTTCCTAGAGAGAGCTGAAGCCTGCACTTCAGTATACGGAACTGACTATACGTCAGTTGGTAGTCGGGGAAGCCGGGAAGCTGGTTAGGAGAGAAGTAGAAGGGCGAGTAGCGCCTAGCTTGGCCAGACGGCTGTGCGAAGTTGGTCCATGCGATCTCCGACGTCAGCTTGACGACGGGGGAGGCAGTCTTGCGAGAGCGGCGACTACGGCGATACCTAGGGCGATAGCGAGGGCGAGCCACGCGGCGTCGGCGAAAGGATCGCCTCACCGTACGGCTGGAGTACCTACGGCTACGGTAGGTCCACGCCATTTTTTCTAGATGCACAGGGGTGCAGATTTCGGCATACATCTACGCTTAGTGCATCTAAAAATGCCGAGGACGCCAGTGGTGCAAGTACGCAGTTGGTTCGCAACCCTGAACGGTATAGACGCCGATTTCGACGCCGAAGGGTACCTCCGTACAATGGTAGAGCGCGGGCTGGCCAAGTACGCCGTTGGCCAGCTAGAGCGCGGCAGCGAGGCGGGAAGGCTTCATTTGCAGTATATGGTGCAAATGGAGCGTTCTCGCCGCCTAGCCCACATGCGAACGGTTATCTGCGACCGTTCGCATTGGGAGCCGGTCTATGGATCGGTCGCCCAAGCCAGGGCGTACGTGACTAAGGTGGACACCAGGGTCGAAGGACCCTGGGAGTTCGGCCTTATGTCATCAGTTGGCAAGCGACGCGGCCTCGAGGAGGCCGTGGACTGTGTGAAGGCAGGGATGGCCCTCTCCAAGGTGGCAGAGGAGTTCTCCCTGGCCTGGGTAACCCATGGCCGAGGCCTGACGTCCCTGCGTCAGCAGCTGAAGCTAGACGCGGACCGCCGTTCCTTCGGGCCCGAGGGCCCGGAGGTGTGGGTGCTATGGGGGCCTTCCGGGACGGGGAAGAGCCGCTTCGTCGCAGCCCGTTGGCCCGACGCCTTCTGGAAGGCGCCGGAGTCCAAGTGGTGGGACGGCTACTCGGGGCAGGAGACCGTGGTCCTTGACGACTTCAAGGACTACGCGATGCCCCTGGTAGAGCTCCAACGCCTCCTTGACTGGTACCCTCTGTGGGTGGAGGTCAAGGGCGGGAGCGTACCGATGATGGCCAAGAGGTACGTCCTGACCTCGAATACCAGCCCGGACGACTGGTATCTCAGGGCGGACCCACATCGTACCGTCCGGCGTAGGATTTCCGATTTCGCCGAGCGCTTCGGCCGGCTTATCGAGTGCCAGGCCGGGTGGGAATCATCCCTCCCGCCTGGGCCGGGGGCCGGGGTTGGGGTAATACTAGAGCCCAACCCCGCGACCCCCTCCGGACAAGATGTCCTAGACGCCATCGCCAATTGGCGCGACTAAGAGTGAATGTTCCTTTACTCAAGTGGGCTCTTGCGCTCGCCGCTAGGGCCCTCAAGTTCGCCAGGTCAGTGCCGCTGCGTCTCGGGGTCTCACGCGTCCCGCGTACCTGCTACGGCTGTTGTGTCCGTGGGGCTGGGGGGGCGACTACCCCCCTGGTACGCTCAGTCGCCGCTTGGGCTTCGTAGCGTGGTCATACGCTCGCCGCTAAGGCCCGCTTGATGCCCTAACGGGTTCGAGGGGGGGGTCAGTTCACTTATCTCTGGCCTCGGAATTGGAGGTAGATAGTCAAGGTCCCGAAGATCCTGCTGTTGACACTAGCATCTCCTCCAGACGGGGTATTCGGGACTAGATAGGGAC